AATAAAGATTAAAGATACTCATAGTTTCCTCCACCAGGAACATGGTATTAACTGGTGATGTTTCTCTGAGATTACTAATATTATCTACCACTTGATTCCAACTGGCCGGCCAGCGCAGATATTCAAAACGCTCATTCACTCCATCTAGACTGATGTTTATGGTTATGAGATGAAATCTTTCAATGATAGGAAAATATTTTGCATCAATGGGCTGTGTACCATTTGATTGGAAACATAAAATTATTTTGTCTTTGGCATGTGGGCACATGTCTGCTATTGCTTCAGCTACTCGCCAATAGGCATTGCCCATCAGGGTTTCACCACCACAGAATACTACCATTTCCAAGTTGCTGAGATCTAAAGTTTTCAATATATCTATCATATCGTTGGTCTTAGACACTGGAGAAGTTGAAGTAAAATCTATTAGATTCTCTTTGAGGTGCCGTTGCCAATAGGTGCTGGAGTGCGGTCCACATGATCTACAGGCTAGATTGCAGCTAACATCAAATAACAAATCTAATCTCTGTGGCCCAGACAGATTTTTCTTCTCTCCGAATTTTTCTAACATGCCAGTTCTAAAACTAGTTTGGCCAGCTAGTTCGTTACCCTGGCAGCTCCAGCATCCTGAATCCCATTGGTTTAATTCATTTAACTGCCGTAAAGGAATTAACTTTTGATTATTCCATATGTCATCACCAAGATCAATGTCAATCTCTTTGCTGGGATTGTTATACAGGCAACAGTGTTCTACCTTTATTTTATCGTTATTTTTTAAAGATATTGTTAATCCGCCGTGGATCATCGGGCAGTGAATACTTTTTATTTGATTATTCGGCTGCATTCTTAAGCCCAGCCAGCATGCTCTTGAGTTTGCTACTGTCTACGCTAGCTTGTATCTTAGATTCTTCGCTAGGGGCCACTGTTGAACCTGTTTTGATCTGGCTTAGGATATTAGTCGCGCCAACACCACGTAGGCCGCTTTCCTGTGCTTCCTCACCTGGGTCAGTGATGCGTAGTGTTTCTAAATCAAACTCTAGATCTACTTTCATACCCACACCCGAACTACTACGTGTTTTCATGAGTTGCAGTTGATATCGGCCACGCTCACGCATGGCACGGCTGGTAAAGATACCAAACACATTATCTGCTGTGTTGATCTTACTCAACCCACCTGCGATATGGCTATGGTCAAATTCAATTTCTTCTACTGCGCCACGATTAAGCTGTGACGCTGTAATCATTAAAATATTAAGTTCTTTAGATAAGTTACGTAATTCTTCTGATACATATTTGTCTTTGACAAACAAGTCATTTGGGCTTACTTTAGCACTCACTGGCATGACTAAATCTAAATAGTCTACCATGATAAAGTCTAACTTCATACCTGTTTGGATCTGTAATTCTTTAAGATAAGATCTAATTTGATTTACATTACTCTGTGCTGGCATGTATTTAATCTGTAGCACACCAGATTTCTTACCTACCATCTTGACTTTCATTTCAATAGTGTCTAGATCTTTGAACACTTCTTTAGTGCTGACATTAGCTACCATACTGTCCATACGCATAGCACATAGACCTTCACTAAGTTCTAAACTTAGATACACACCGTTAAGTCCTTGAGTGACCCAGTTGATGGCTATGTTCTGCATGAACAATGATTTACCACTACCGGATCCACCAGCAAAGATGTTTAGTTCACCTCTGTTCATACCACCAAATAATCGTTTGTCTAAGGTTGGCCAACCTGTTGATACTTGTCCGTTATTACTCTTGATCGCTAATAGTCTAGCACGTGGATCTAAGAAATAGTCAGTGCCCATGTCTTTGGTTAATGATATTTGAACTGCATCTTTGATTAGTTTTTCAACTGGGTCATAGTCACCTTTTTCCAACATGTCAGCCGCTTTAAGGATAGCACGTTCAAGTTCATTGCGTTTAGTAAAACCCTCAAATTCTGCTAGGAACCAACTGTAGTGATCTTCTGTCAGATCTGGTACGTGTTTACAGTCTACGCCCGTGACTGCTTTGACCTGCTCATGCGTGGGCATGGCTTTATGATCGTCAGTATGGGTTTTGATAAACTTGGCCACTTCACGTAATGATCTATCAAAGTTTTCTGCATTATAGATGTTCTGCACACGCACATAGCTCTGTGGGTCTTCTAGCATCATTTCTAAAAATAGTTTTTGTAGTTCTGGGGAGTATTCTTTTGTGCTCATATATTTAATTATACAGTTTCTTTTTCATTAGTTCAATCTTGAGTTTACTCGTCTGCTTGCTGTCTAAGATAGTTTTTAGCACAAACAACTTGCCATATTTTACCACTGCTTCATTTACGTCTTTACAGGTTTCTAACCATACAGGAAAGCTGACTGACCACCCATATTCGATAGCATTGTTGATCATCCGAGCACCAGCCCGATCCTTGTCTGCTACTACTATGACTTCACGACCTAGACTTTCTATAATATCTGCTTGTGTTTCGTTACATTCATTGTTCAATACTGCTACACCATCTATGCTCATAGCATCAAACGGTCCTTCACAGACTATGACGAACTTGCTGTCTGGCAGTTGATTGTTGATGTTAAACACAAAGTTTGATTCATAGTTGCTGTAGTATTTTGGTTTAACTCCGTCAGTGACCGCACGGGCGGTATAACCAATAGTCCGACCTTGCCATATAAACGGAATGATCACACGCTGATGTAGGCTATGTTCTGTTGAGTCTGTCCAAAGAAAGTCATAACGATCATAGTCCATCTTACGTAGATTAGTATAGTTGACTGCTGAATTTAGTAATCCAGGAACATTCTTAAAATCATCAAGTAAGTGATGTGACATCATAGCACGAAAGCTGACTGCGGATTCTGGTAGGTCACGTGCTTTGAAATCGATCTTTTCTTCTTCAGCTTCTGCTTTTACTTCTTCTGGTGCAACCAATTCTCTGACGCGGATGGCTTCAATGACTAACCGTTTTATATCAGTGTCATCGGCACCTAACCATTTTAATAACTTACGGAATTTGAATGTTAGATGTCGACCTGGTTGATAGCTGGCTTTGAAATTACAGTTGAAACAATGATAACTTACGCTACCATCTGGATTGGCTGTTAATCCGCCACGTCCACGTGTATCTGCTGATTCACCGTTATGTGGGCAACACACACCGTTGAAACTGGTCCACCCACTAGGTGTGGTTTTCTTTTTTGTAGGTAAAATACCTTTTATGAAGTCGCTTATGATATTCAGCATATATTACATTATACACTGAACTTTTGGTTAGATCAACCTTTAGATGCCAAATCTTCCACGTAAGGCGTTAAAGTTCATGCTGAGATTAGCAGTGACGATTGTGGGGACGTCTGTGATATAAGTGCCGGTAAGTGTCACACCCGATATCAGCATTATACGCCTACTCCTATACCAGTTATACTAAAACTTCCATTACTAGAAAAACTGATATTACCTGCAAACCTATTATACAAAAAATTATTAGGAGCACCTAGTAGGCTCTGTGTTGTTGCATAATCTGTAGTCGACCCTGTTGAATATATGAGATTTTTTATGCTGATATCTTTGATTAATTGATTCATCTGCGCAGGTGTAGCATGTGGATATACCTGTGCTAGTAGAGCACAAATACCTGCGACTTGTGGGCTGGCTTGACTTGTCCCACTTAGTATGGTTATTTTGTAATTACTGTTGCTAGGATACGTAGTAACAGCGGCACCATAGGCATTAGTATTACTAGTAGTACTCATGATATTTGTGCCAGGTGCCCACACATCAACACGTGGTCCCATTTCACTGGTTAGATTTTTTCTTTCTAGTCCAGTCAATAGATTGTTGCTGAGATTGCCTACTACTATAGCAGCATTGCCGCTGGTCGCGGTTCCCATTGGACTACCGCCTCTGTGATAGTAAACCGTGCCACTACTATCTGTATAATAGTTGTTATAGTCGATCCCGTCGCTGAGATCTATTTTTTGGCTGTAGTTACCCGCACTATGGCAGACGATAACTCCTTCTGCTAGTAGTTCGTCTACATCAGTGTCGACGCTGCCAATACGAACACCGTGTGTGTTGGCTTGGAATATCATTCCGTATCCAGTAATTGGACCTGTTCCGCTCCAGAGAGTATCTCGATAATTGCCTCCTGTCAGTCCAGATAGAGTGCGTATATAACTCCAACTCATGTTGACTATCGTTGGGCGTTTTAGTCCTGTTCTGGGATCTGGTGTTTTGTTACGATGCCAAAGTTTAATAACATCAAAACAGTCAGTAACACTGATACCTGTACCACTATCACCTGTGCCTTCTAGTCCGCTGACCTTGATAGAATAGACCTGGGCATTCTTTGCCCAACCATAGGTTTTACCTGTGGCAATGCCTGCTACGTGTGTGCCATGTCCATCAAAATCTCTGTAGTGGTTAGCTGATTGTGTGCCTGGGAGTCCGCTGGCTGTGTACCAGTTAATCTGCTGTACACGACTAGACCCAAATTGGTCTTGAAACTCGGAATGGTCAACCTGTAGTCCACTGTCCTGTATAACCACATCAACACCAGTGCCGTCAAGATTATAAC